GGTGCAGATGCATGTTATATGTATTCTGATATTGTAGTGGTAACACACCGCCCAGAGATGCTTGGTATTAGGGCATATGGCCCAAAGAGATGGCCTACAACTAATGCTATATTTTGGCATTACTTGAAGGTCAGGGAGGGCGAGCCTTGCATTGCACTTATGGAGAATGATTTGGCGCATAATCAAATATTAGATGCTAAACCACCAAACTATTCAGGCAATGAAAGTCAAAAAGTACGAGAAGAGAGTGTCAGCAATACTACTCAACAAGGCTAAAGCTAGAGACTGCGATTACGTTCTATATGGTTTTATCTTATTGGCTTACAATATTGATATAACAACTCTAAGCACTAGAGATTTTCTAAAAGGTTTACACAGCAAACAATACCCGTCTTTCGAGGGGGTAGGACGTTGTCGACGTAAATTACAAGAAAAACATCCTGAGCTTAGAGGTACCAAATGGAATGCAAGACACGCAGAACAAGAAAAAGTAAAAACCGAAATAAATTTATTTTAAATGGCACAAGAACTATTAATAGTTGGCGCAAGTGGTACAGGGAAATCCACTTCAATTGAAAACCTAAACCCTGAGTCCACATTCATTGTTAACGTAGCTCGTAAGGCGTTACCATTCAAAGGATGGAAGACTAAATACCCTACATTCAACAAAGATAATCCTGACGGTAGATTTCACTCTAGTGATGTCCCACACGAGATTCTCAAATGTTTGAATTACATTAATGACAAACGTCCTGAAATAAAGACAATTGTTATTGATGACTATCAATACACTATGGCTAACGAGTATATGCGTAGAGCTAACGAAACTGGTTTCAAAAAGTTTACTGAGATTGCTCAGAACGCTTGGTCGATAATCAATGCAGTTAAATCTATGCGTGACGATTTGCTTGTAGTATTTATGATGCACTCAGAAGTTACATTCGATTCCCACGGTAACAAAGTTACTAAGGCAAAGACTATCGGTAAAATGATGGACAATGTAGTTACTCTAGAGGGTATGTTTACTATTGTATTGTATACAGACGTTACTAAGAGCGAGACAGGTATGGACTATTCATTCATAACACAGAATGATGGTGCTAACACAGGTAAAGCTCCTAAAGACATGTTTGGGTCTGTTAAAATTCCAAACGATTTAAACTTGGTAGCAGAGGCTATCGAAGAGTATAACAATTAATTAATTTCTAAAAGAGAGAAAAAATGTACGGAAGTAACGTAGAAAGTAACAGTACTGGTGGAGTAATGCCAGCAGTAGGTATTCAAGAGAATTGTGAATTAGTAAATGTAACGCTTAACATGGATCAAGGCGGAAGACTTGACTTTGAGTTTAAGCAATCTAATGGTGCATCAGTGAAGCATGCAGAATTTCCTGCTAACCCAGATTATGGTGATGTAGAAAAGCAAGCAACTGATGTATCTCGTCGTGTAAAGCATATTGCTACTAAGTTTATGCCTGAAGCAGATTTTGTTATAGACAATGTAACAACATTTGCAGAGTATGGTAATAAAGTTATTGCTTTGTTTGGTAAGAAGTATGCAGGTAGAAAGTTTAGAATGCTATTTATCTACAAAGGTAAGTATGTATCTCTTCCTAAATACCCTAACTTTATCGAGCCTATGGAGATAGCTGCAACTAGCACTAACATCTATATCTCAGAGTGGAACAAGAAGAAACTTGTTAAGCCTGAGCCAGATGCTCCAGTAGGAAACCCTACAACAGTATTAGCAACAGGAGGATCTGATATGCCGTTCTAATGTACGGTAGCCGAGTAGTAGAACTTAGTGATGAAGAGATTCTAGGGAGAATTAACTCTCTAGACATCTTTTCGTACTACATAGGCAAAGATTTTAAGTATGGGAGAGCTATGTGCTCTCCTTTACGTAAAGACAGATCTCCGTCTTTTACAGTTTTCAAACATAGTAGCGGTAAGTATTTCTTTAAAGATTTCAGTACGGGTGAGTCAGGCGATTGTTTCACTTTTCTCACTAAACTGTTTGGCTTAAAAAGATTTGATACTTACAGGTTGATAGACAATGACTTTCAGCTTGGTATTTCTACTAAATCTTTTACAACACCTACTAAACAATATGTAGGTGAGCACATAAAAGAGTATGAAAACTTAAAACCATCTACTACTACAATACAAATTAAATCACGTCCCTGGAATACCCAAGAGGATAAAACTTTTTGGTCTAAATATGGAATATGTTGTAAGATACTTAGTAAATATAATGTACGAGCTGCCGCTAATGTGTGGGTTAATGATAACCTTATTGTTAGCAGTAATCGTTATAATCCTATTTATGCTTATCATTTCCCTAATGGAAAAATGAAAATATATCAACCATATAGTAAATTTAAATGGTTAAGTAATACTAGCGTGTCTGATCTACAAGGGTTGAGCCAACTTCCACTTCGGGGGGACACGTTAGTTATTACTAAATCATTAAAAGATGTTATGTGTTTGGATGTATTTGGAATACCCTCTGTGGCACCTTCGTCAGAAAGTTGTGTCATTCCTGCAGATGTTGTTAAGGACTTAACTGACAGATTTGCAAGAATATACATATTATATGACTTTGATCGCACTGGAATATCTTTTGCTAATAGACATAGGAAACTGTATGGATTTATACCGTTATTTTTCACTAATGGAAAATTTAATACCTTTGACTACAAATCAAAAGATTTTTCGGACTTTATAGCTCTTAATGGAGTTAGGGGTGCGGCCGAACTAATAGAATATGTATGCCAAGAGGAATATTTATACCAGGGAACGTCCCATCAAGCAAGAATGGGAGAAGATGGACAGGGAGATACTTTATAGTATCAAAGCAAACTGCTAGATATTATAAAACGAGTAAGAAATTTTGGGTTGAGAATAAAAAAGACTTTCTAAAATTATTAAAAGGTAAAGACTCACAAAACAAAAAACCTTATAGAATATCATTTAAATTTATACGTAAAAGTAGGCACAAGTTTGATTACATCAATCCTGCGCAGACTATACAAGATGAAATGGTAAAATATGGGTGGATTAGTGACGACAACGCGGATGAGATGATTCCAGTATTTTTAGAATACGAGTATGATAAAGACAACCCAGGAGTTTATATTAATGTATTAAAATCTTAATTATGTCTAAAATTAAAATTAAATATACAGAAGAATTTAAGCTTAATTGCTTTAATTATCTTAGATACTTCATGGATATTAGACTATTAACAAATGCCATAGAACATGGTAGAGATAATGTTGTAAGATATTATCTTGAGAGTGCTTTAGATGATCCTGAATTGTATGTTAATCATATGGCTGATGAAGGCGACAGAGTAGTAGCTAATGCTAAGATTCACGCACACAAGCAGCGACAGGAGCTGTACAATGAATACATGGAATTATTAATTAAAACTGAAGACGAAAATGTCAGAACAAAACTATTACGCTAAAGAATCTATATCAAATAGTGATTTAGGTACTTTAAAAATTTCTCCAAGACAATTTGTTATGCGTAAGCAAAGAGAAATGCAAACTAAAAGTGCAGCTATGGAGCTTGGTACTCTTATTCATAAGTTTACATTAGAGCCTGATGAATTTATTATAGCCGATGTAGAGCCTGTAAAAGGTAAAATGGGAGAGTATATTCAGGCTTATTATGAGTTAGAGAAATCTGGTATGGAAGAAGATAAAATTGCTGAAATGGCGTATGCGCATGCTCAGTACAAACCTTCTCACTCTAAACCAGAAACTATTCTTAAAAGTTTTAAGAAAAAAGAAGAAAATGTTGCTTACTATGAATTTCTTAAAAAAGCTGATGGTAAAATTGCGTTAGGAGCTAAAGACAAGCAAGTAATTGAAGGATGTCTTACATCTTTACGAGAACATGCAGTTTCTAATAAATTATTATTTTCAGAAACTGAAGAAAATGTAGAAGGTTTTAACGAGAAAGAAATATATTTTACTCAAGAAGATGTAGAATGTAAATCTAAATTAGACAGAATTATTGTAGACCATAACAATAAAACTGTGACAATTGTAGATCTTAAAACTACCAGCTCTCAAGTTTATGGTGAATGCATTCCTGTAAAAGACAAAACAGGTATTAGCTTAATGAGAGATTGGCATGTTACAGGATTTATGTATTCTTGTTTACAATATTCTTATTACAGACAGCTTGCATTTTATACTAATGCAGTTATAGCAGAATACCCAGACTACACAGTAGAATCTTTTATTATTGCAGTTGACACTAAAGGTACTTACGATGTTGCAGTATACAAACTACCTTCTGAATGGTTAGAAGAAGGTGCAAACGAAATCAAATGTTTGTTGAGTGAGTATAAGCATTACAAAGAAGGAAACAACTTTAGTATAAAGCAAGGCTATGAAGCTGTAGTAAGTTATTAAAATATTGTTTAGATGGGGAAGATAGATGTTGTGCCGAAACAAATGCTTAACAAAAGCTACACATACATACTTCCAATGCTTAGTACAAAAATAGATATTATAAAGCAGAATCTTGTTAACGCCTTTATAGGTTCTGACGAGTTTCCTGCTTATAATAATCATATTTTTTTGTTATATAGGTATAGGGGAGATGTAAAGTTTATAGAATATGAAGACTATTTAGAAAATACTATTCCTTTTAAAGCAAAATATGACCCAGACAAGTATCATGTCATATTTATATTTGATGTTCCTAAAGAATATCAAAAAGATTATGATCTCTTTAAAGAAGGTAGGTATTCTGAATTATCTCATGCGTATAAACTATTAATATTTAAATTTCATAAAATTATTGACGAAAATCACAAGGTAGGTAAAGTTCTTTTTAAACATCCTGATTTAAGATTAGATATAGAAGATAGATTAAACATTTCTCTTCCTGACAACTCTGAGTTATCTTCTGTACCAGATTTAGAAATAGAAATCTATACAGAAAAGATGAAAATAAAAGATGCTTTAATTCCTCCTGAAAAACCATTTGACTAAATGAAACTACAACAACAACACCACGTCGATGAAGTAATTGGCGTGCAGAAACAACACAAGTTTAAAATAACGGACGGATCACAGGCTATCATTATGGATAGCCTGATTAATTTATACTCGGACCCTATTGGTTCGATTGTCCGTGAGATCACTTCAAACTGTATAGATGCAAATCGTGAGCGGAACCTTAAGTTAGAGGGTAAGATTCCAATGGAAGCAGAGGATAATAAATCTTTCTGGTCTACTAAGCAAACGGTTTGTATCGAATACGTTACGAAGAACACTATCCTAGGCGTGGATGAGTGTATGATATTCCACGATAACGGTTGCGGTCTCTCTCAGACACGTGTACAAGATGTATTTACTACATTCGGTGCATCAACTAAGAGAAACAATAACTATGAGATCGGTGGATTCGGCCTCGGTGCAAAGTCACCGCTGTCATATGCAGATACTTTCTATGTATCTAGTAGATGTAATGGTACTGAAACATATTATATGATTTATCGTAACAACGATAATGTTCCGCATATGGATCAGGTGTACCAAGCAGCTACAGATCAACAGAATGGTACTAGTATTATTGTTCCTCTTAAGAATAGGTATGATGCCTCTGATTTTAGAGAAGCTATTAATAATCAACTTGCGTACTTTGATAACATTGTATTTAAAAATGTTGAAGAAGGTTTAGGTAACATAAAAAACTACTACAGTAAATATGTTGGTTCTAACGGCGACTCATCTAGAGTACTAGAAGAAACAGAATCGTATGCTATTACTAGTGATGGTTCAGAGCCGTGTCTTCTTGTAGGTAGAGTTAAATACCCTATTAATTGGGATATGCTTAAAGGTATATCAGAATATGATTATAGAGGTAGTGTAGCTTTTAAGTTTAATATTGGTGTGCTTGATCTTGTACCTTCTCGAGAAGAGATACGATACACTCCTAAAACTATTGATCTTATTAAAGCAGCTCTTGACAATGTAAAGAATCAGTTTAAGAAAGACTTATCAGCTAAGTATTCTGGTATTACAGACTATATTGAATATTTACTTGCTATATCTAATATAGGCTATAGTGGTAATAGATACCGTTCTATTACAAGCACTGATCCATCAGCTATAAAAGCTAGTATGGCTCAATTATCAGCTTATGATGTAGAGTTTAAACCTAACCCACAACTTTCACCTAGTAATCTAGCAACAGATAATAAAGCATTTCATCAATTATTTGATGGTATATCTGTATATCAATGCAAAGTATCTAGTAACTCTTCTGCTATAGGCGGTGAGACTATATACACTAAGGAGTTGTTTAACTGGTCTGATTTATTTCAAGCATTGCAAGATGTAGAGCACATGTATTATGTTCAAGCTAATTTTAGTAAACTTAAAAGTTATACTATTATAAATTCTAGAGAAGAAACATCTTTTGTAGCATTTAAAGCAGATCTACATAAGATAGGTGCTAAACTTGATTCTAAAACTCACACTTTGCTTGATAACCGTTCTGCACTTTCAAAAAGAGCTACATTTAATACTGTAACTAGAGTTTTAGGGCAGTCTAAATGCATGTTATCGTATGATGATGTAGAAGAAGCAAATCTTGACGAACACTTTGGTGATGTAGTTGATAACAAGACTCGTCGTAAAGTAAACAAGCAAGTATTTGCTCGTAATGCTGAGTTTAGAGCTGATGGTTATGAAACTAAAATTAAGTACACTAATCAAGAGTATAAGATTTCAGATTTGCAGGCAATGTTGCACCCTGAAGAAGGAGATCCTAAACTTAAAGCTGTAGTTTATGCTGAAACAAAGGATCTTGATGAGCTTGAGAAAGTTGTCAAAGTTTTAGGTAGTAGTAGAGCTTTTTATGAAAGCAGCTACAATTATGTATACAAATTTCAGTCAGATTACAGAGTATTAAAAGTATCTAAAGATGTTGCAAAGCAATTTGCAAACCTTGATGGATTTATAACAGCATATGAGTTTATGAAAGATTCTACACACTTGCAGAGATTTGCTACTGCGCAATATATTGGTAAATTTATAGAAAAAATTAGATTTTTACGTTATTTTGAACTTTATGACAAAGATTTAAATAATAAATTTTATAGTCTAAATAACTTTTATAAAGACAATACCAACGGATGTTGGCGTTGTGAAGATGATATACAGCCTGTTGTAGAAGAAATCATGAAACTAGATATTCCAGACACTGTTAGATACGACATGGAACTAATAGATAAGCTAGAAGAAGTGGTGGAATACTCGCAAGGTTTAGATCTTTTAAACTATGTAGAGTTTAGCTCAAACTCTAGGAAATCAATTGAAGATTTCTTATCTTTAAAGGGCAAAATGCCTGACAATCAACAAATTAAATTAACATTAACAGCTAAAAATCAAAAAGATGAATTACTTAGTAGCTAAAGTAACGCCAAACGACGTTACAGTAATTATTGATGGAAAGCACAAGAGAATCCGAAAGGATTCTCCTGATGCTGAACTAGTTATTGCTCTCGTAAAGCAATACAATTCGTGTAATATTCTAACTGAGAGGGAAGATATTGTTACAAAGATAGAAGAACTTTGCAATCCTGCAAAGAAAATTGAATTTAATTCCGATGGTCGGTTTGAATTTGATGGGAACTCTGCTATGTATCTTAAAGGTACAAGTGACCCAATACCTGAGTTTCTTGCTAAAAAGCTTTTAGAGTATATCGACAAAGGTTTGAATGTAGAAGCTCTAGTTAACTTCTGGAAGAACACACTGCTTAATCCTGATAAAGGCGTTAGACAGCAGTTGTTTGGCTTCTTAGAACACAATGGCCATCCAATAACTGATAAGGGTTATTTCTTAGCTTACAAAGCAGTGAAAGTTGCTCGTAAATATGACGCAGAAACAGGTGAAGAAGTTGTAAGCATTCGCTACGATGAAAACACAGGTGAGCGTATTGAAGAAACTCTTAACCAGTCTATGACTTTCAAACCGTATCACTCAGGTGCACATGGTATGACAGTTAAAGTTGGTGAGCCTATTACAATGCCAAGAGAAGAGTGTGACTCTGATCCTGAAGTAACTTGCTCTGCAGGTTTACATGTAGGTTCTATGGAGTATGTACATGACTTTGGTTATAGTGGGGGTGTAATACTAGAAGTACTAGTAAGTCCTCGTAATGTTGTAGCAGTTCCTACTGACTATAACAATACTAAGATGCGTACTTGTGAGTATTATCCTATTGCTATTACTAACGGCGAGAATGATGCCATCTATTTAGAATCTGATTATGCTTCGTTTGACCATGCTACTATGGAAGACGATATAGTAAATTATGAAGAGTCTAAGCGAGATGTAATAAATGAAATTGAAAAAGAATTAGCAGAGCGTAGAGCTGTTGCTGACTCAATACTTCAATAAAGTAATTAATTCTCACAAAGTTTTGTGTTGTTGTTACTTGTTGTTGTCTTTGTGAGAAATTAATAGGGGGAGAAGGCTTTGTGCTTTTTCCCCCTTTTTTTTTCTTTATTAATCTTTACAAGCTACAAATAACTCTATCTGTATAACACCACTACTAGATTTAGCAGATATACTATCTATTGCAGCAAAAGTAGGTGCTGTACCAAGAGATGTGTCTCCATCTTCCATAGCATCCATTACACTATTACCTAATAAAAAATGATCTTCAGGATTTACTTTTACAAAGTATTGTGAATCTGTCATTTTTATTTTAAGTTCAATATCTGCACTACTATCTAAATTTGTAATACGTAAATATTTTACAGAACCGTCTTTAAACGTTCCTGCTGATGCAGCTGCTCCAAATTTAATTATTTCTGTATAAGTTGCAGGTACATCCATAATTCTATGAGATACCTCATTTACATCTACGCTCTGCACATTTGTTGTACCTCTATCGGTACTACCGTCACCCATTGTAACAGCTTCAGTTAATGTTATTGTCAGTGTTGCCATTGTCTATTATTATAAAAATTTGTATTAATCCTAAAAAAAATTGTACCTCATAGTAAGGTGCATGCTCTTCTGGTTGGAAGTGGCGCACACCAAATACTATTCCTTTTGCCCATGTTAACCCGAATCCTAGTTTCATTAATTATTATTTCCCATTAAAAATTTAAGAGAGTTTTCTACATCTCTATCTAACTGACTTAATACAGGTAATACATCATACAGTTCTTTACCTATCTTAGTTGAACCTTTTCTTTTACCTCTTGTGTATAATTCAAATCCTTGGCCCATAGCTATTCTTGGTATTTCTTTAAAAAAGAATCTCATAAATAATTCAATTGCATTTTCAAGCATGCTTATAGATGCTGCAGGACTTCTAAATATTCTTACTATTTCTATAGGATTCATGTAAAAAGATAACTCTGAGTATATTCTACGAACAAAAAATGCACCATATAAAATTAATTTCTTTTCATCGTCATTAGGTGCAGCTTTAGCTGCTGCAAGCAGCACAGAACTACTAACTCCTGATAAAAGCATATCTACAATATATATTGTTGCTCTTCGCAGATCACCTTTTTCTCTTTCAGACAAACTATTCCATCTGTCTGCACGTAATTCTGCTTTTAAAAGTTCTCCTTGTTTTAGTATTGTACTCAAGAATCTCATTCCTTCTGTAAACGAACCAAATTGAAATTCTTCAGATTGTCTACTAAAATCTAAGTCATCTGCCCGCAAGTCTTCTCTAGGTGTAAACACTTTATTTGCACCTCTGTATTTTTCTAATCCTCCAGGAATCATCCATCTACGTAAAGAAAACCCTGCCCTACCTATTATATATCTTTGAGCTAGCGCATTGTTTTTGCTTGTATAGTTACCATTGATGTAATAATTTAATTCAAACAACTGTCTAGTTACTTTAAACTCTGCGTCAACTAAATTATTATTTTTTACTTTTATAACTCTACCTGTATTAAAAACTAAGGAGCCTACATCTATTCCATCTCTTACTTTTAATTCTTTTTCTTTAGCTTCGTAAACTTCATCAAACGACATTGCTTGATTCCTATCTTTTACGACTTTCCCATCTTTATTTATATATTCACCTTTACTATTTTGTACTTTTATTCCGTTTAAAAAAGAATACATTAATAAGTGTTGTACATAGTGCTCTCCCATTTGGTGAAACCCGTGTAATGTACTTTTATCTGCAGACTGGCTTAACTTTGTAGCTGCCATAAATTTCTTAGCTGCAGGATTCCAATCTTGTTCTGCTTGAAATCTTTCTCCTAATAAATTAGTTATTGCTCCAGGCCTAATTACTCCTATATCACCAAATATATTAGGCATATCTAAAGCAAATTTTTTCTCTGCATTTATTAACTCTTTCATCCCGTACTCTACATCAAAGTACATACCGCTCATAGCGCGCATAGATTGTATAGTTTTAGATTGGAATACAGAAGCTATTGCAGAGTAATAGTTAAATATAAGCATAGTATCTGTTGTCCAAGACATTAAAGTACTAGCTATTTTATTTGCTTTACCTGACCCTACATTTTTAACTCCGTACAACCTATCTTCTATTACAGATGTAAGATTTTTGTATACATTAGAAGCCATACCGTCTTCCATTTCAAAAGAAAGTTCTTCTTTTCCTTTTACTTTTATTTTTTGTGCTTTCTTTTTACCCCAATGGTATTTACCTACTTTACTAGTTCCCACCACTTGTTTTAAAATTTCTAGCTCTGCTTGAACGTAAGAACTTTCTTCCCAATTAACAGCTCCCCAATAGTCCATTAAAAGTATAGACGGTAAATCATAAGATTGCTCATTTAAAGGCACTTTATCGTCCTGTCTATAGTACACAGGTATTTTTTGTTGCACTTGTCCGTATTCATTTAAATTTGTATACATCAAAGCTTTTACCTGCTCCCATTTACTTATGTCATCTGAATTGTCTTCACCTTTCTCATAGTAATCAATATCATCTGCTGTAAGTGTGAACTTATCTTTATATATTCTTTTTATTGAAGCAATTAAACCGTCTTCAAAACTAGTTTCCATTAATGTTTTTTGTATTGCAGGTAGTTTTAATCCTCTTCTATTAGGGTACATCTCATCTCTTTCTGTGATCATGTCACGAAAGAACCAATACATCTTATACTCTATTTTATTTTTATTAGTTTCGTCTGCAAAGAAATTAAATCTAGGATCTTTCCATTGAGACTTTACATTGTATTTACCAGAAACTTTATCTCTACTCTCTACATTGTCGTTATACCATTCTATATATGACTTTTTTGCTTCTATATATTGGTAACTGTTTTGGCCGTATTTATCTTGAGCGTCTAGCATAGGAGTTAAAAACTTTGTACGCGCTGTCCAGAAGTCAGGTTTTATTTCATCTACTAAAAATTTTGTAAGCTTACCATTTTCTTCTCTACCGATCATATCTCCCCACAAACTACGCATGTCTGTAGTACTTTTCCCTTTAATATATTGTTTCCACAATTTTTCAAGCTCCGTAAACTTTTCTATAGTTTTACGCATTGTTAGATAATCTTTTTTATCTAGTATTTCTGCAGCTAGAGATATTACATCATCCCCCATATTACGAGCATCTAGCATGTAATGCGCGAACCCAGACAAATCTTTAGGATTTTCTTTTAAAATACGCATAAAATTATCTATTTCTGCCTGCTTGATTACATCAGCATTACGCTCCATTTGCTCTGCAACAAAAACACCTCGCTCTTCACTATATCTTTTTCTGCTTTTTGTATTATCTTTTAATGCTCTTGCTTTTCTCCACTGCGTATAAGGAATACCACCTTTTTTTGAATCAGAAAATGAGTCTGAGTATTTTCTATAATATACTGCAGTCATTTTACCAGGAACAGATCCCCACTTGTTTGCAATAGCTTGTCTTGCTTTAAAGTTAAACTGAGACTGTATAGAAGCTTTTTCAGAAAGTATTTTATTGTAATCTACTGCAGTACCTCCTGTATTGTCTTGTGTTATGTATAAATTTAATTCTCTTTCTTTTGATACAAGCTCTATAACTTCATCAACAGTATTTATAAATTTAAGTCTTTGGTCGTATTCATATATTGTAGCTATATCTAAAGCTCCTTGTATATTTAAAACTTGTTTTGCATTTTTTAATAACAACTCTACAGTTTTTAAATATCCTTTTAACGCAACCTTATCATTAAATTTTTCTAATTGCGCAGCTAACGCTTCTAGATCTGTTACGTACTTAGACCGCATGTAATCTATACGTATTTTACGTGCTTCTTCTATAGATGTAGCATTTTGTATCCTAGACTCTAACTCCTCGGCACCATACATTTGTATTTTCTTAGCAGTACGTAAGTTTTTTATACGAGACTTAACTCTTTTTATAAGGTCAGTTATTATTTTATCTCTGTTAGCTTCTTCATACTCAGTTCCTAAGAGTAATGTAGATTCTTGCTGTATTTCTATTTTAATTTCGTTGCTATCAATAATGTCTATAACAGACTCAATAGTAGGATAACCAAACTCATCAACTCTAGGATCTTCTTCAGATGTTATTCCTACGTTTGCAAGAGATAACCAGTCGCCAAACAGGTCTATAAACTGAGGCGAATGTACAAAGTCAAATACAGCCTCTGAATTGTCTTTAAATCTAGGGTTATTGTCTAGGTCTATTTTTAATTTACATGCCATAATTAACAAATATCTCTTTCAGGGTTATTATTTGTAGGTTTTTTATCTACCTTAACTACCAACTCTTTTAAGCTTTGTCTAAACTCTCTATAACTTGCTAGCTGGAATTGTTTTAATTCTATTTTAGGATCATTTTGCTCAAAGATACTATAATTTGTTTGTTTTTCTGTATATCCTTCAGGATCATATCTATACTCATTTATAGTATTCCCTTTAGAGTCTTTAAAACCTAAAGGAGATATAACTTCGTATACAGGATTTTTACTCGGCTTCCCATTTACTGTTGTGTATTGTAATCCTATAAGTTTATAAGTTAAACTTCTTACAGCACGAGTTTTTGTATAAATAGGTGTTCCATCTGCTCTATACCCCATAATCTGCGTAGTTAACTCTCCTAGAACATTACTTTTTATAATAGGTGCGTATATAGTTTTACCATTTGCTTTTTTTCTTTTTACAGCTTCTCTGGCTTTACCAGTAAGAGTTATACTAAGCTCTCTTTTAAACGGTACATATTTATTTTTAGAATCTTTAAACCCACTATTTTTAATTCCTTTTTGTACTTTTTTAGGTTTTGTACCAAGATCTGTAACCATTCTAGGATTTTCAGTGTTATGTCTTAAAATTTGGTCTACCATATCATCTATAGACAACAAACTTAAGTCTTCTAAATTATGCTTTACATAATCCGAAAACCCACTGTTTTTTACCCAAGTCATCGGTATGTAGGTATGGAAAGAATTCATGTTATTGTTAAATCCAGACACAAAAAACGCCATATTAACTAATTTTATTGCAAATTTTCTTGTTTTTGGGTCTATATATAAATCTTCCCATTCTTGAACAGCTAAGTTTTTTATCTCAGAAGGCACACCTTTTAAGCCTCTAGATTTTACATAACTAGGTAATTCATTTTGTCCAAAAGAATTTATTTTACTAGTTAGTAGTTTGTTTAATAATATACTGTCAGGATTGCTTTTTTGCATTTCCCTAAACTCTACTACAAACGAATCTGCTTGAGACTTAGAAAATAATAAATTTTGCATCCCAAACTCTTCTGTACTTGCTATTTGAAACCCTGAGTACAAATATGTATACATAGTATCTACAAGCTTTTGTCTATTTAGTATGTTATCTGACATAAGAGTTACATCTAATAATTTATGTAACCCTTCTACCATAAACTCAGACTCAGATAAAAATGTATCTTCAAAAGTTTCTAAGATGTAATCTATATACTGATGCGCTACTCCCATTAAAGTTAGTCCGTCTGCAGTATTGTTTTGGTATTTGCTTCCAAAGTTTATAAATCTAGGATCTTTTTCTAAAGATTCTTTTTTCTCCTTCCTCATTCTAACTTCTGTTAGATTTCTACCTAAACCTGTAGATATAAGTCTAGACCCTAACATTTGCTCTAACACTGAGTCTCCGTGCTCGTTTAATCTTAAAAATTCATCAAGAATAAACTTTTGCATTTCAAAATAATTTTCATTAGTGTCTCCAAATCTTAGCAAATCTTCTAATACTGGTACAGTAAGTTCTTGTGCAATGTTGTCTTCTTCTACAACCACTTCCTCTTCTTCTGCTTCTAACACTTCTTCATCTAAAGCTGCTATCTCATCAATCTCTATTTCAGACTCTTCTACTACCTCTTCTACTTTACGTGTTTTAGGGAAGAAATCTTTTTTAGTTTTATTAACTGCTTTTTTCTGTATTGCACTTTTAGTTAATTGTACATCTGAAAGAGCTTCACTATCTAAAGAGAATAGATTGTCTACATACTCTCTAATTACAGGTTGTGCTAAGAATCTATTTACCCATTTGTAGTTTACACCTGAACGTAATAACAAAAATGCTACGTTTACAGTGTGAGTGTTAAAGTTTACATAAGATATGTATGGGTCTTTTTCAATATCCACGTTTGCATTCATATACGCAGATATAATTTGAGTTATAAGCATATCACTACCTATAACGTCGTTTCTAGACAAGTCAGTGTAAACTGCAGCATCTTTTCCCATACCTTTATGCCCATAACCTATATACTCTGTTAACTGTAGCCCTGCTAACGAGGAAGGTATATGATCTACAATGTTGTTTGCTACAGAACCTACCATTTTTTTACCCATTAAAAATCTAGTTTTTAACGAATCTTGGTATACAGGTCCAAAGAATTTAAGATTAGTCATAACCTTTTCATCACTTCCTTCAAACGCCATGTTATATACATCATTAGCGTCATCTTTTAAGAAGCCTGTATCTGTAGGAAACAATAATTCATTACTTTTTTCTGCGTTTTGCAGTATAGATTCCCATATTCTTATTCTTTCATTTTCAAATGCCTCCATAGAGTCAGAAGAATCTAACTCAACTCTTCTTAGTTTACCGTCTATAAATTCTAAATGAGGTACTAGTAAAAATATCTTATCAATATCAAAGTCACTACCTGTTAGTGTAGTCATACCATCAAATACTACTATAGAATCCCCTGATCCTTTTGGTAGCACACCTGCTATCTCCATAGAAAAGATAGAAGCTATAGATTGGTTTGGTATACGATACCCTAAAAGACGTAGTGCATCTTTATCTACTAATTGTTTTAACTCTGTATCACTAAGTTGCTCCACTGATCTACCGTCTTTTGGTTTGATCTTTTCTATAAACTCATACGGTAACAGTATTTGACCAGGTATTATCTTTTTATTTTCTAAATCTAATTGTGGAGCTTTTAGATTTTTTGCATCTATCATCCACCTGATTCTGTTTTTCTCACTCTTTTTTAACTCAGAGTACCTAGCAGAGTCTTGCCCTAATCCAAATCCAGCTATCTGAACAAATTGTCCTCCTAATGCTTTATATAATATAGATTTTCTACTAAGGCCATTTGTTAGTGCGCTTTGTAATCCTCTTCTGTCTTGGAACATAGCATCTAAAGGTATAGTACCGTCTTCCAATCCTTTTATCATATTATCATCTTCTGTATCTAAGTAGCGCTCCATTAACTTTGCATGCAGCTTAGCAGGGTCATTTACTCCAGGATTTAAAAAGCTAGGATTAATTCCGTGAGCTTGTGCAAATTTTTCTTTTCCTTTGTTTGCTATTATAGATTCATTAGTATAATAATCTTTTAGTAACTCTGCGCCGCTAGTGTACCCAGGATAAGCTGCATCTAAATCTATATTAGATAATATAATTTGTTTAGGCTGAGAACCTACAATTGTAGAAGTAAACCCTTTAGAAGGAAGCTCTTGCGCTAACCCCATCATTTCGTGATTTTCTAAAGAGAAATCTAATTCAAAATTATCGTTTATTACACCATTTGTATCTATTTTAGTGATACTTTTAGCTCCAGCTTTAACTGCACTTATTACAGCTACTTGCACACCAATAACACCTTTATCTGTAGAGTTTTCCTTTTCAAACGCCACCATTTTATCATATAGGTTTTTCAGTGGTGTTGTTTCTACTAAATCAGGCCAAAGCACTACATATGCAGTTTTTTCTATTCTAGGCACATTATATTGCCCTGAAACTTGTGTTCCTCTAACTGTAAATTTTTGTGGTGTAAAATTAACTTTTTTGTAATCATCTTTTTTAGCTTTTCCACGCATAATACGCTCAAAAGCTTTTTCTTTACTATCAGGCCATCTACCTAAACCACGTTCTCTTTGTTTAAATAATTCTGGAGTTATCCAAGTAGTACCATCAGTAAGATCTACTTCTTCAAACATATCTGATATACTTTTTCCCAACGCTTTTTTCCACTTAGGATCTGTAAAAAACTCTCCAGGACTCATTATATCATCTACAGTTGCATGATAGTATTTAGGATTTATAGCCCATTTACCTTTATGCTCATATATTCTAAATCTTTGTGTAGGTGTAGTAAAGTGTCCTGAACGTTTAGGTACATCTTCTATAGATTTATACATTGCAGGGTGCCCTACAAACATTCCCATAGACTCTCTTGCAGATATTATACTATTAAATACGTAATCCCCAAAAGCTCTTGCAGATATTTGAGACTTAAGAGTGTTGTTGTCTTTACCTCTTCTAGTTTTAAAAGAATTTATTAGAGTAGCATCAATTGCTTTACTGTACAATACACCTTCTTTATTTTCAAAGTATACATCATATTTCTTAGCTAGCTCTAAACTTTTCTTAAACTCTGATATAAAAGCTGTTTTTATCATGCTTTTTATTTCTTCAGAATTAAGAATCTCATCTGTTAAATGCATAGGTAAGTTTCGAGTATACTCTGTATCTGATGCAGTTGTATGATAAAGTTTTAATTTTTTTGCTATAGGTTTACCGTATGCTAAGTCAGGAAACATCATAGTATCTCCCTTAAACACATTACCTGTAGGTAATTTAGTTTTAGGGTCAATAAATTGTTTCACCCCTTCTTTATCTAATTTATAGTGGTAATTTAAAAGCAATTGATCTTCAGGTAACTTATTTTTACCAAACACATGATCCCAAGCTTGTCTTTGGGATTCTATATCTGCTTTTATATAATTTTGAAATGTAAACACAACTTTATTATTACTAAAAGTAATATCTCCATTTAAATATTCTACACCAGAATCTAAGTTTTCAGGCCCTTGTAAATAATGTTGCGTACTAGATGTACCTGTAGAAACAGTTGTGTACTGCCCATTTAGTATTCTAGTCATATTATTAATTAATGCATCAGCTCCTGTAAGATACGTATTCTTTTTACCTTCAGATTTTGTAGAAGTATTCACCATATGAAGAAACTGCTTTATTGCAAAAGCGTTGTCTTCATTTTCTAATAACCAATTTACCCATACAGATGTTTCTGTGTAGGGTAATTTTTTTAATTGCTCTACGTAGGATTTATCTCCTTTTTGGATCCGTAGTACTGCTGTATGTAAATAAGAATACATACCGTATTTCCAATACAATGTAGCTCCTGGCCCAAGTACAGTAGTTTCTAATAAATCTGCATCATAAATTCCTTGTGCTGTAGAAAAAGGTTTAATAGCTTTTTCATCAAACATTACAGAATTTATATTACCCTCTACATCTTCTAGTAAAGGAAAAGATCTACCTTCTTTTGTTTTATTGTGATTATCAATAAGATTTTGTAATCCTAATGACCCTTTTTTTGTACTACCTAAAAATATATATTTAAGGTCAGACATCAAGCTATTAGCTTCTATTGCAGGGTTTTTTCCTTGCTTAAATAGATATTCTAACGCTGTAGAGTCTGCTTGCACGCCTATAGTGTTTAACATTTGCGCAAACACTTTTGCTATAAGACTTAAGTCTATATCTGCTTCTGTAAGATCTTGTAAAGATTGCTTTTTTGCTGAAACTAAAGCTCTTTTATAAACTTGCTTTAATTTTGCATTAAACTCTTTATAGGCTTTCACCGCTCTTTCTGCGTTTCTTACATCTAATATTCTTTTACCTGTTTGATTAGGTTTAGTCATTAGTTGCTCGTACGCTATTTGCCAATTATCTCTAATGTTTTTTTCACTAGACTGTACATCAGGGCTACCTATTCTTGTACCTACTTTAGATGTACCATCTACAAACGTACTTGTGTAATCTAGCTCAGGTCTCATAAATGCTTGCACAAATTGAGTCTTTTTATATTGAGGAGATCTTTCTAGCATTGCTACCAGTTCGTTAAACTCAGGATGGAATCCTTGCACATCTTTTAATTTATCTATCATTAAAGTGTACACATCTACTGTAGGATCTGAAGAGTATATGTTACTTAAATACTGCATTATAGTAGCATACGTTTTAGTAAGATCTACTAGCGTAGGCTTACCAAGTATTTTACTTGTTACAGGTACAATTTTACCTTCTTTAAACGTAACTTTAAATAAACTCCTAATCATAAGCTTAACATTTGCAGTTAGCTTTTCTTTAGGGTTGCTAAAATGTGCTTCTTTTACGTTTAGTGCTGAAGTTTTCTCATCTTCTTTTAGCTCTATTCTAGTTTCTCTTTGCATTCTAGAGAATACCATTTCTAATAGTTGCGACGAGTTTACAGGATCTTTAGGATTATACCTAGGTACAGGCATGTCGTTTTCATCTAATAAAGGTAAACGATTTCCGTCTCTATCTTGTACATCTTTTCTTAAGTATACTATATCTTCAAAGATTTGTTGATACAGTCTATATGTTTTAGTTCCTTTTAATTTTGGATTTTTTCTTA